ATAGGCGGGATGGCGGTATAAACGTCCTGAAGTGCCTTATTTATATATAGAAGATCTATACCACTACTATAACGTTAGTGAAAATGGAGGTGGTATAGTTAGTTAATGGCCAAAAGGTCTTATAGGGGTCTGAGAATTTTTTTTATAATTTTTTTTAGCTGAGTATATATAAGGGCTGAATAAACAATAAGGGGTTGACAGCCTTATATAAAGTCCCATATACTGGTCGGTATTAACTACTATGGAGAAAACTATGAACTTAGTACAAAAGATTGAAGATTGGCTTGAGAACGAGGTGTATGAGGGTGCAGAGATTGTTGAGGCTAAAGATAGCAACGATGAGGAAATAACTTCAGATGGCACCGATGACATTATATATGGCAGAGCCGAGTGTGCCGAAAGTCTTTTAAAACAAATCGCTAAATGGAAAAAGGAGTTGGGCATTGAAACCTCTTAAATTAGTCGAGGGCGAGAAGCCTGAAGTGGATAAATGGCTTAACAGCGTTTTGAAACAAAGTACCGATACCGAGAGATTGCTGTGGCAGTTAAAAGGTTGGGCAGATAATATGGATGAAGATCATCTGGGCATGGGTGGAGATCTTATTAATGAGCTTTATGATTTGTTCTTTACTAACGAACCTAAAATGTTTTTGACTGAGAAGCAGTTGTCCGAGATTGCCGAAGCGGGGTGGAAACCTTTGTTAGGTAAAACGGGTGTCGCTTGGTTCGGCGGAAAGACACCTTCTACTTTGGCTAATCAAGTGTCGGCGGATGATCTGGAAAACTTTGAAGATCTTAACTTTTTTGTGGTCGCGTATCAGAGGGCTAGTCAGGATGGGTAAGATATTGCACAAAAGACCTATCGATCATTATCCTGATTGTGAGGAGGTCTATTGGATCACGCACACTTGCAACATTAAAATTCCTTTGGAGCGTTTAAAGATAGAGGAAGATAATGGCGAGATCTGGTATGATTTTAACGAAGAATTAACAAAGGAAGAAATTGAACAAGGATTTATATATTTTTCTGAAAACACGTTAACGCTTCATGGAACTGAATCTACTCGGGATTACATAACAGCGTGTATTGATAACATTAATATTAAGTTTGACCTGAATTTAAAACGCAAGGATTGTAAGGTATCAAACCATAAAGAAGATGTTGAGCACGAATATGTTTGGAAATAATTTATGAAAGGAGGTGAGTAGAAATCTTTATATTTAGGTTTATTGGGTGGTTATTATACGGCTCGGAGTACAATGATTTAGAACGAAGAGCAAATAGCCGTCCTACAAGGAAAAGACGTAGATAATCTCAGGCCCCGTTAAAACTTGACGGGGCTTTTTCTTTGGTCTAGTATGGGACATTGTCAATTAACAACAGGAGTAAAACTATGACAAAAAATACTATTGAATTTAGCGAACAGCCTTTACACGATCCGCTGACACAGATGTTCATTCAGGATTTCTGTAACAAGTGCAGTATCGGGGCGGACATGAGCCGAGAACAGTTTAAAAACTTTCTTGATAAACAAGCGGTCAGGGACGCTCTTAATGATCGTGATATGGATAAGCTTGAAGAGTTGATCGCTGAGGAAAATAAATGAGTACGCCTTTTGAAAATAAATTGATCGATCAGGGCTTTGCAGATACCCGCGCTCCGAAACTAGCGGAAGCCGTGGATCGTTTACATAGCGCAATATCTTATATGGATAGCTTCAACATATCCTTATTAAAGAAGCATTATCCAGAAGCAATTACCTTAGCTCGCAAGCTCGGGTATTGTGATAGCGTTTCGAATAAGTTTGAGGACGATATTTATTATTGACGTATCTTATATAATCTTATACTGTAGGGGCGGGGTAATTCCGCCCCTTTTTATTTTTAACTTAACTATAGGAAAAAACTATGAACGATATTGTAAACAATCTTTTGAGTAATGCTTCTGCGAAGGCGGAGCAAAACGAAACTTTCGAGGGCTTCCCGCCGTTAGAGAAATGTTCTTATAACGCTGAGTTTCGCCCGATGTTTTATAACATTACTAAGGACGGGATACCTAATCAGCCGTTTCCGATCGAACCAGAAATGGGACGGGCAATAGTCAGGACCGATAACAACGACATCTTAGGCATTATGAAAAAACGTTATGCTATCTGTAATAACGATGATCTCATTGTCCCTGTTCAGGAAGCTCTTGAAGATACGCTCCCAAAAGGCGCAATGAACAATGTAAAGTTAATCGAGAGCACCGCCGACGGCGGATCGGTTGCTAGGTTCGGCTATCACTTTGACGGGTTAGGGCATGAGATCCGCCAGTTATCAGGGAGCGCAACCCAATTAAATTTTATGGTTCGGGTTGTAAATTCTTTTGGCGGACAAACAGCTATCAGGGTTCAGGCGGGAGCGCTTGATCTTATTTGTACTAATGGCATGACTAGCCAAAAAGAATTAGGCGCTCAGAACTGGGGACATACGGCGGGTTTTAAGCCTGAGTATATAAAGCCTTGGTTAACTGAACAGATAGCTTTTTACGAAACTAAGGTTAAAGTCTGGGAACAGTGGGCGAATAGGGAGATAACACCCGAGCAAGCCCAAGCGGTCTTAGACGCGAATTACCCCGCGTCAGAGAGCGAGATAAAGCGAGCCGAGAAAAAAGGCAAAACGGCGGGAGAGACACAGAGTCGAAAAGCCCGCGCCATGATGGAACAGTTAGACAAAGAGTTTCAAAAGCGCGGAACTTCTGTTTGGGCTTTATACTCCGCCCTGACATATTACAGCTCTCACAATTCGGAAACGTTTAAAGTTAAAAATTCTGATAAGCGGGACAACGTCGAGAGAACCCTTATTGAGCGGGAGCGGGAGGTTTCACGGGTTGAAGCTTCGGAAAGTTTTCAAGAACTAGCCGTAGTTTAAAACGTTCAAAATTAAATCTATTCGGGGCGGGCTTTACAACCCGCCCTTTTTTTGTTTATTATATGGGATAATGTCAATAACACGGGAGTTTTAAAAATGGTTTTATTAGTAAATGAATTTAGCACGGGCAAAAAAACAAAAGGCCTAGCCGTTACTTATCGGGCGGGAGTAAAAGACAAATTCGGAACTTGCCCCGCCGATTGTAAACTAAACCCGAGCGGGCGCGGGTGTTCAGCAACCGCGATTGATTATGAATATTTAAACGCCGTTTATGATAGCGTACCGCGGGGAGGGTTTTCTTTTACGTTCTCTCACTTTAACCCTATTAAATGGTTTAAAGATTTATTGCCCCGTCATAAATTCGCAACGATCAATTACAGCGCGGACACTTGGCAAGATGTTTTATATTTCTTTAAAGAGTGCGCGATCCCTACAGTTTTGACAGTTGCCCAAAATGTTTGGGGCGGAGCTAAATCTATTGAGCGGGACGGGGTGCGGGTTGTCCGCTGTCCAGAAGAATACAACCCCGCGGTGAGCTGTATTAATTGTGGCGGTGTTAATGGTCCGATGTGCGCCCGATCCGATAGAAATTTTATAATAGGGTTTACAGCGCACGGGAACCAAAAGAACCGAATAAACAACGGGGAGCGGGGCGGGTGCTATGCTAACGGCGGAAATGTAAACATACATTGGGAGCGATTAACCCAAAAACAGCAAGACAAAACCGACGCGGAAATATTGCGGGAGTTTGTCAAAACTATTCCGCCCCGTAGAATATTGAGACACCACATAGCGGGGGACATTGGCAAGCAATAAACCCGCCCCATAGCGCCGATTTAAAGCCCGTTCACGCGGGCTTTTTTTATGGGGCTTGATTAGATCTTATATTGTCCTATACTGTCTACAGCGGGCAATTTCGCCCGTCTTAACTATGGAGTAAAAAAACTATGACTAATTTATCAAAATTACACAGAGAACGCGCAGTTGTAAGGCAACGTAACAATAGTTTAAAAGAAGCGATTAAGTTTAATATTGATTTTGCTTTGACTATGCAAGCTTGCGGGCGTGAAGAACTAGCGGAAAAACGTTTTAAGCTTTTTATGGAGCTAGTGAACCACATACCCGACGAATTGAAAATTAAAATAGATTCTAGGGGGAGCAATCACAAATTATTAACGGGGGCAAAATAATGAAACTTAATAAATATCAATTAAAAGCTTTAAAGCGCTTATATGATCGAGAGAAGCCCACCATTAATATTTATGTTGCGGGTATTCTTAAAGATCGCGTTCCGATTAGTTTTTTAAATTTTCGGCGGGAGTGTTATCCCGAAATTGGCGCACGCGATACAGCCTTAATTGTTTACGGGGGCATAACTTACGGGATCGAACCCGATGGGATCATACACACATAAGCCCCGCAACAGCTCACACTAAGCCTGCTAACCGCGGGCTTTTTTTTGTCCGCTATTTTAGAGTTAAACCCGCAACGGCCCGCCGTCCGCGTTCGATCCTAAACGTACCGTCAGCCCCCGCACAGCTCCCGCCCCGCCCCGATCCTATGCCAGCCGTCCGAGATCCGCCCGCCGTGATCCGCGGGAACTGGTCCCCGATCCGCGGACCGCGCACCCCGTGCCGAGTAGTTTTATTTTCGCTAGGGTCCCCCGAATATCGGGTCAAGTTGCGGGGACCGAGAACCAAAAAAATCGCTCCAGAAACCGCGCCCACAGGCTGTCGGCACTAGTGCATGGGCCATGTTTTTCACGAATAATTACCAGAAAAATCGTATGAATGTTTCACGTGAAACATTGCCTAAATATTGTGCAGAAAAAAGGTTCTTGTTAACTGCCTAAAAAACGTGCATATTATTCGTGTTTATTAACCATCAACCGAGGACCGAGAATGAGGAAGCGAAAACTAGGCAAAGCGGGGATACGTTACGAGACACGTGGACGAAAACCCGCCACCATAAAAACCCCTTTGACGCGAAAGCAAGAGCTGTTTGTACGCGAGCTTGTCAGCAAGGATGGGCAGGTCACGTTACGTGAGGCGGCAGAGAATGCCGGGTATAGTGCAACGAGTGCGCATACGCGAGCGTATGAGTTAACGAACCCCAATATATCGCCTCATGTGGTTCATGCGATAAGAGAGTACCGGCGTGCTTTGGATGAGAAATACAGTATTACGTTCTCACGACACGTTCGGGATTTGCAGCGTATTCGGGACGAGGCATTAGCGAATGGTGCGTACTCGGCAGCGGTGCAGGCGGAGTTTCGTCGTGGTATGGCGCAGGGTGATATATATGTAAGTAAATCGGAGATACGACACGGGAGCATAGACAGTATGTCTAAGGAAGAAGTTATGAAAGCATTGAAAGAGATAAAGGAGAGTTATGCCCCAGTCACAATCGACATCACCCCAGAAGATAACGATAGCTGTGAAGAAGGAGAGCGGCTTTTACAAACAAGTGAGGGAAGCGGCGCAAAGAGTAAGTCGAAAGCTGTCGCTAACGCGAATTGAAAACTGGGTCGGAGCCGGTATCCCGGATGTCGTACTCTGTGATACCCATGGTTGTTTTCATTTTGTTGAGCTCAAATTTACGACGACGAATAAAGTAGATCTGCGCTCGTCTCAGGTAGCGTGGCTCACGAAACACAGACACGCTTCGTGTTGGATATTAATTAAGAAACAGCCAAAACCGTCGGAGCGAGCCGAATTATTTTTGTTTAAGGCGGAAGATGCGGTAGATTTGAAGATGGATGGGTTGAAAGATAAGAAGCCGGAGTTTCATTGTATGCAGCCGTTTCGTTGGGACGATATGTTTTTTAAGATTGTAGGGGCCCCCTGATGGATGTTTCGGAGCAGGAGGCCAAGCTTACGCTGCGACTGGCACAGTTAGAAAAGCACGAAAGGTGTCAGGAGGACTTTTTAATTTTTGTAAAAAATATGTGGCCGGACTTTATTGCGGGTCGGCACCATAAGATTATTGCCGAGAAGTTAGAGCGTGTGGCCCGCGGTGAGCTAAAACGTTTAATTATTAATATGGCCCCGAGACATACCAAGTCGGAGTTTGCAAGCTTTTTGTTTCCGGCGTGGATGATGGGAAAGAATCCAAAGATGAAGATTATTCAAGCGACACACACCACCGAGCTCGCTGTTAACTTTGGACGTAAGACCAAGAACCTTATTGATAGTGATGACTATAAGGATATCTTTCCGACTGTTAATCTGTCGGCGGACAGTAAAGCATCCGGTCGTTGGGACACGACATCGGGAGGTATGTATTATGCGGTTGGTGTGGGTTCAAACTTAGCGGGTCGTGGTGGAGACTTAGTGATTATAGATGACCCGCACTCGGAGCAGACGGCGATGTCGAATACGGGTTTTGATGATGCGTGGGACTGGTACACTGGGGGCCCCCGACAGAGACTACAGCCGGGCGGCAGTATTGTTTTGGTGCAGACCCGGTGGTCCGAGAAGGATATGACGGGACAGTTGATGCGTGCGATGGCTAAAGATGAATTAGCGGATCAGTGGGAAGTTGTGGAGTTACCGGCGATCTTTCCGGATGGGGACCCGTGTTGGCCGGAGTTCTGGAGCCTCGAGGATTTAACGGCGGTACGCGCTTCGATACCGCCGAGTAAATGGAATGCGCAGTATCAGCAGAATCCGACGGGTGAGGAGAATGCGATTATACCGCGTGAGTGGTGGCAGAAATGGGAGAAGGAGAGTATTCCCAATCTGGAGTATGTTATTCAGAGTTACGATACGGCGTTTACGAAGAGGGAGACATCGGACTATAGCGCTATTACGACATGGGGCGTGTTTTATCCGGAAGAAGCGGGGGGTCCCCCGGCGTTGATACTTCTTGATAGTCAGAAGGATCGGTGGGACTTTCCTGAGTTGAAGCAGGTGGCCTTAGAGCAATATAAGTACTGGGAGCCGGATACGATTATTATAGAGGCGAAGGCGACGGGGCTGCCCTTGACCCACGAACTACGGAACATGGGTATACCTGTTGTCAACTTTACACCAAGTAAAGGTAATGATAAGGTGACGCGCGTGCACTCTGTATCGGTGCTTTTTGAAGCAGGCATGGTGTACGCACCAGACACGAAGTTTGCGGATGAGATGATAGAGGAGGTTGCAGCTTTTCCAAATGGAGAGTATGATGACCTTGTGGATAGTATGACACAAGCTTTGATGCGGTATCGTCAGGGTAATTTTGTGCAGCTACCGAGTGACGATTGGGAGGAGGATGACAACAACGTGCAGGTTAGGGCCTATTATTGATGGAAGAAAAGAGCGTCTTACAGAAGATACAGGAAGGGGCTAAGGGCTTTACGGAGAGTGTTGAAGAGGGCATTACCCCTTTTATTCCGCCTGAGATACGTAAATTAAAACCAAGTATGGATTTTGTTTTGTCGGGTATGCCGCCGAATGTTATTCGGAGCGCCGGTGCAAAAACGCAACAGTTTTTTGACAGCGATATGAAAGATATAGCAAGTGGGATTGGTGCGCTTGGTGAAACGGCGTCTATGGTTGCGCCGGTAGGATTACTTGCACGTTTTGGTGCAAAAGCAGGTATGATGCCCCAGATGTCGCGAAAAGCGGTAGAAGATTTCTTTGCGTTACCAGTTAGTTCGTTTAAGGCTCCGACCGATGATGGTAAAGGATTTATCACGCTTCACGGATCACGGCACGACTTTGAGCAGTTTGATCTTGGTAAGATAGGTAAAGGTGAAGGTAAACAAGTGTTTGGGTACGGGTTGTATTTTACGGATGTACCGGGGATTGCTAACTGGTATCGTAATGCAGGTGGACATCCGCGCGGTAAAAAGGGTCCTATCTATGAAACGCTTGTTAAGTCTACTAAAGAGGACTTTTTAGATTTAAACAAGAATATTATGGAGCAGCCTGAAATATTGAAGAGAATTAAATCACTGCCTTATTTTGATGATTTTAAAGACTTCTATGAGCAGCGTCGGGTTGCTGCGCAGAAGATGTTTAAGAATAAAAAATTACCAACGTTTGAGCAATCGGAAGGTCGTGAGATTTTACACGAGTTAGCTAATTTTCAAATACTAAAAAATAAATCGCCAAAAGAGAGAAGTGAACTATTAAATATTGTTGGGGCCCTTAGATTTGTAGATGAAAATAATAGAAGGGCGGATGAGGTTGCGGCGTCTGATTTATGGAATGTAGGCATAGATGGTCTTAAATATCTGCCCGATTCATTACGTAAAGGGCGAACAGGAAAAACAACCGCGGGTCTTCCCGGTTTTAGCGCTAAAGAAGTGCCGGCAAAAACGGAAGATAGAAACTTTGTTGTATTCGACGATACAATACTTAACGTTCTTAACAAGTATGGCGCTGACGGTAAAGCCTTACGTTTAGAGCGCAAGGATAAAGGGGGGTATGACATACCTAAATCTGTGGAGCCTCCTCCGCCTGAAAAGAAAGCAAAGGGCGGTATCGCAGGATTATCGGATCAGGCACGCGATATGTTTAAGGGTCCAAAAGGTATTGGCGCTTATGAATCGTTTATGGTAGGGTAACGAAAAGGAGTTACTATGGCTATAGAAAAAGGAATACCATCACAGCTTGATCCAGAAGATTTAGCCGCTGAAGTAGAGCTAGAGGTCCCCGGTAGTATGGAGCCGACAGCGATGGTGGACATGGATGTTGAAGCGGAGAACATGGACATAGAGATTACCGCCGAGGATGACGGTGGTGTGACTATAGACTTCGAGCCGACCGATCAAAGAGGCATAAGTGATGATTTTTATTCTAATTTAGCGGAAGAAATGCCCGATAGAGAGCTTGGACGTATAGCAGGCGAGCTTTTAAGTGAGTTTGATGCTAATAAAGCCAGTCGTCAGGAGTGGGAAGACGCTTATGCTAATGGTTTAGAGCTGTTAGGGTTTAACTATGAAGAGAGAACACAACCCTTTAGGGGATCTTCAGGGGTAACACACCCGTTATTAGCCGAAGCGGCGACACAATTTCAGGCACAGGCGTTTAATGAGCTGCTTCCGTCGTCGGGTCCCGTCAGAACTACGATAGTTGGGGCCGAAACACGCGATAAACAGCAGCAATCACAGCGTGTAAGGCAGTTTATGAACTATTACATTACAAATATAATGGAAGAGTACACGCCAGAGCTCGATCAGATGCTTTTTTACCTGCCTTTGGCCGGTTCGACGTTTAAAAAAGTGTATTATGATGAAAATTTAGGCAGAGCGGTGTCTAAATTCATACCGGCAGAGCATTTAGTGGTGCCTTATGAGACTTCTGACCTCGAAACGTGCCCAAATATTACGCAAACGCTGCGAATATCGCTAAATGAGCTCAGAAAGAAGCAAATATCGGGGTTTTATCTCGATATTCCGGTGCTTCCGGGGCAGGCAGAAGGTGATTCTGTAAGCGATGAAATCAATAAAATAGACGGAATGTCGCCAAATCAGATTGATTATGACTGTACTTTGTTGGAATGTCATGTCGATTTAGACATTGAGGGTTATGAAGAAACCGATGAAGATGGGGAGCCCACAGGCATAAAAGTGCCGTACGTGGTTACAATTAGTCAGGATAACGGGCAGATATTGTCCATACGCCGTAATTATCGTGAAGATGATGATATGAAGCGCAAGATACAGTATTTTGTGCACTATAAGTTTCTACCCGGTTTTGGTTTTTATGGGTTGGGACTTATTCACACGATTGGCGGGTTGTCACGAACCGCCACAGCGGCTCTGAGGCAGCTAATCGACGCCGGTACGTTGTCCAACCTTCCTGCGGGTTTCAAGGCCCGTGGACTACGGATCCGAGACGACGACGATCCGCTTCAGCCCGGTGAGTTCCGTGATGTGGACGCTCCCGGAGGGGCTATTCGTGACAGCCTGATGCCGCTGCCCTTTAAAGGTCCTGACGGAACCTTATTCCAGTTACTGGGGTTTGTTGTTGATGCAGGGCGTAGATTTGCCACGATTACGGATATGAAGGTCGGTGATGGTAATCAGCAGGCGGCTGTCGGTACGACTATAGCGTTGTTGGAACAGGGCTCACGGGTAATGAGTGCGGTGCATAAGCGCTTGCATTATGCGATGCGATTAGAGTTTAAAATCCTGTCAAGGGTGATGAGCGAGAGTTTACCGGGGGAGTACCCATATTCTGTTGAGGGTGAGGATAGCGCGGTAAAGGCGACCGACTTTGACGATAGAGTGGATGTTGTTCCTGTATCGGACCCAAATGTTTTTTCGCAAGCACAAAGGATTGCGTTGGCGCAAACGAAGCTACAGTTAGCAGGAGCTGCGCCTGACTTGCATAATATGTATGAAGTGTACCGTGATATGTATGATGCGCTTGGTGTTAAGGATACCGATAGAATTATGAAGCGTGTGCCTGATGAGGAGCCTACTCCAAAAGATCCTGCACAGGAAAACATAGATGTTATGGATATGGTGACATTGAAGGCGTTTCAGGGACAGGACCATGAGTCTCACATTATGGCGCATTTGGTGTTTGGAGCGTCCCCTATGATTGGCGGTATGCCTGCTTTAGCTATGGCTCTACAGAAGCATTGTATTGAACACGTGCAGATACAGGCCGAAGAGATGGCGATGATGGAGATGCGTAATCAGGGACCGATGGCACCAGAACAGCAGGAGATGCTGATGGAGAGTATTAAGGCTAAGTTTGTGGCGCAAGGTATGCAGCAGCTAAGGCAGCTATCACAGCAAGCCTCGGGTCAGGGACCAGATCCACTGGTGCAGCTCAAGGAGAAGGAGTTGCAGCTTAGAGCACAGGCAGAACAGAACGATGCGCAGAACGATCAGGCGAAACTTAATCTTGATGCACAGAATCAGAGATTACGCGCCGATCAGTTCCAACAGCGGTTGTCCAGTCAGGAACGACAGACAGCAGCACGTATAGATGCAGCGATGCAAAGAGAATTTATTAAATCGAAAGGACAGTAATTATGAGTAAAACAGATATGTCATATTATAAAGATCTTTTGGGAAGAATGGCAGGAGCTACACTGGGAGGTGCGGCAGCAAAAACACTGCCTCCAATTAAAGGTTTAAGTGGTAGTCTTTTAGGCGCTGCAAAGGGTGCAAAAGGTTTAAAAAAGAAGATTATTAAAAAGAAAAAAGGCGGCAAGGTGAAGTAATCTCATGCAACTACGGGAAAAACTATGTTCGATCCAGTCACTATTTCTGCGGCTGTAGCTACCGCAAGCACGGCTTTTTCAGGTATTAAGCGTGCCTTTCAGGCAGGCCGCGATTTGGAATCTATGACACAGGATCTGTCAAGATGGATGGGCGCTGTGTCCGATGTGGATGCGGTTCATAAATCGGCTAAAAACCCTACTATGTTTCGTAAAGTATTCGGTGGGGGCACGGTAGAACAAGAGGCAATCGAGGCTTTCGCAGCAAAAAAGAAGCTAGAAGAGCAGCGATACGAGTTGCAACAGTTTATTAAGTTTACGCATGGCACGGCTGCTTGGGATGAGTTATTACGAATGGAAGGGCAGATACGGAAGCGTAGACAGCAGGAAATATATGATAAAAAGATATTTAGAGAGAAAGTCATTGGCATCGTGGCACTTACCGTTGTGCTTGCTGTTGGCATGGGTCTTCTTGGCCTCTTCGTCTACTCCCTTATGGGACTCGACAGGGGATGGTTCGGCTAATTGTGTACGTAAGCAAGGCGGTCAGGAGACGTTTGAATGGCTGTGTGCGCATGAAGGTGTGATATATTTAGCACAATCAGAAAATATTATTCAGTGTTTTAGCTGTTTTTTAAAAAAATTTAGTGATTGGACTTGGGAACAGGAGATTAGACGGGGTGTTCGTGAGGACCCAAAATATATAACGTGCCGTCGTTACAAAAGAAAGAAGGCGCGAAATGGTCAGGAAGTTTGTCTATACAAAGGGGCGAATGACACATATTCTCTTGTTGTTGAGGGCCAATGTCCTATAGAATACAGATGTAAATATGAGCCCGGTGGTACAGAACCAAATATTGACAGTGTTGTTGATTCGTTAAATGATAGTTTTAAAAAATGAAGGTATTACTGTTTGTGTTAGTTATTCTTGAAGGCACTGAAATTTACGATGACTCCATAGAATATGGTAGTATTGATAAGTGTAACTGGTATGCGGAAAAAATAAACTTTTACAATGAGAGACAAACAAGAAATACTTTTTCTGCTTACTGTAGACCGAAAGTAGCGGAAAGGAGGGAAGAATGACACAAAAGACATTAGAGAAAGGGTCGATCTGGGAAAAGGCTGATACCAACGGTGATGGTGTTGTTACCGATAGAGAGATGGCTATCAAAGAGCGTATGGTGCTTTTGGAGAACAGAGACAAGAAAGAGGACCAACAACGATATCTTGTGTGGTTCTCTGCCCTGACTGTAACTGCTTTTATTATAGTCCTAATGACACCCCTTGTTCCTATAGAAAGAATTGACCATCTCTCAGGAATCGCTGAAATTTGGGTATTATCGAATATGGGCGTTTTGGCAAGCTTCATCGGATTTAATCAATTAGCTAAAAGAGGAGAAATAAAAGATGGCAGCAAGTAGAAGAGGTGATTTTGCCACCTTAACACACAGAGGTAGACAAAAAGTTAAGATGGGAGGCGGAGATAAAGAATTAAAATCTTTGGAAAAACAATTAGCTTCTTTAGAAAATAATATTTATGGTGTGCCACGTATAATTGAAGAGGATGCAAAGCGTCTTAAACTCGAAAAGGGCAAGGGCAGTATACGTTATACTAAACCAATATATCATCCTGACGGGACAGTCACACCCGGCAGGCCAATACCACCAAAGGATTAATTATGTTACAATCTCTTATAGGTCCTGTAAGCGGTCTTCTTGATAAATTTATAGAAGATAAGGACGAAAAAGCAAAGTTGGCACACGAGATAGCCACGATGGGGCAGAAACACGCTCAGGAGCTTGCGCTATCTCAGGTAGAGGTAAATAAAGCTGAAGCGGCGTCGGGCTCATTGTTTAAGGGCGGATGGCGCCCGGCGGTGGGTTGGTGCTGTGCGTTTGCCTTCTTATATCATTTTATCCTCAAAGACTTAATTATTTTTGGTTGTGCGATTGCCGGTGTGGAATTACCTGAGCTTCCCGAGTTCGATATGGGTACGCTTCTAACGGTTTTGGGCGGTATGCTTGGAATCGGGGGACTCCGCACGTATGAGAAGCAAAAAGGATTAACCAAATAAACACCGCCACGTGTGATGTTTGTGGCCACGACATGGAAACCGTAGACGGAAGTTTGCGTTGTAAATTTTGTCAATACTTCTATGATATGAACAAAGAATGGATTGATTTTGTCCACAAAAAGCAGGAGAAACAAGATGGCATTCAAACTATCAAACAGGAGTCTGTCCAAACTGGAGGGCGTCAGCGAGGATCTAGTAGAGACAGTAAAAAAGGCGATTGAGCTGACAACCGTCGATTTTGGCGTGATTTATGGGGTCAGAAATATTGAAGAACAGGAGAAGCTTTTTAAATCGGGCCGATCACAAACGATGGCTTCAAAACACCTTTTGCAAGATGACGGCACAGCACACGCTGTCGATTTAATGGCCTACCAAGACGGAGAGCCCTGTTGGGAAATCGCGGTTTATGATGAGATAGCGGATGCAATGAAAGAAGCAGCCGTCCGAGAGGGCGTTAAAATTCGTTGGGGCGCCGCTTGGCACATAGATGATTTTCGCGATTGGGAAGGTACCGCCGAAGAAGCGATGAACGCTTATATAGATTTACGTCGCTCGCAATCACGCAGGCCCTTCATCGATGGTCCTCATTTTGAAAAGAACTAGACAACCCTTATATTTTCGCATAATACTAGATTAAGTCTTATCTGGAGTAGAAGTTTTGGACGGAGTACAACTGGCGCAAGCCATTTATCGTATCATAAATGACAGAAAATCTTTTGTGCAGGAACAATTACTTTTTGACCAGATAAAAAATATGGATCAATATCGTGAGATGATGGGTAATCTATCTGCCCTTAATCATGTGGAACAGGAACTCAAGAGCCTGCTAGATAAACAGGAGCGTTTAAATGAATAAAGAAACAGTTAGCGAAGCGTATGTGGATGCAAAAGAAAAGGTTTTAAATCCAGAGGCGTTGAGCGCAACACTCTTAGAAAGAATGCCCACCCCGACAGGTTGGCGACTTTTAATACTACCCTACAAAGGCAAAGGTAAAACAGAAGGCGGAATATATTTGCCTGAAAACGTTGTTGAAGAAAATACCGTGTCTACACAGGTTGGGTATGTATTGAAGGTTGGTGATCTTGCTTTTAAGGATAAGGACAAGTTTCCTACCGGGGCTTGGTGTGAAGCGGGTAATTGGGTAATGTTTGCCCGTTACGCAGGATCGCGTTTTAAAATAGATGGGGGCGAGGTAAGAATACTCAATGACGATGAGGTTCTTGCACGAATACTTGAACCCGAAGACATTTTGCATTTCTAGGAGTAAATAATGGCAGAACAACAAATAGAACTTGAGCTCGAAGAAGAGCAGGACACTGAGGTTGAGGTTAAAACTGAAACCAAGGAAGAAGACAAAGTAGAAACTGTCGAGGTCGAGAAGCCCGATAATTTTGAAAAAGCCGAGTCCGCAACACAAAAACGTATTGATCGTTTGACTAAAAAGATGCGAGAAGCCGAGCGTCAGAGAGAAGAAGCGATTACATATGCACAGAAAGTGCAGGCTGAATCTACTGAATTACGCAACCGTATGAATACTTTGGATACAAATTATGTGACGGAGTATAGCACACGGGTAGAATCACAGATGACAGCTGCCGAGCAAGATATGGCAAAAGCCATGGAGGTTGGCGATACCAATGCTGTTGTAGAAGCACAGCGTAAGATTACGGCCTTAGCTATTGAGAACGATAGAGCGCAGCAGGCAAAGCAACAGCAGGAACGGTTGGCTAAACAACAAGAAGAGTCTACTGAAAATAGATTGGCTCAAAATAAAGAGCAGTACGCACAAGCAGCTCGAAAACCGTCACCCAAGGCGGAAGCATGGGCCTCAAAGAATAACTGGTTTGGTCAGGACGAAGCCATGACGTATGCGGCTTTTGGTATTCATAAAAAATTAATTGAGGAAGAAGGGTTTGACCCGAACTCCGATGAGTACTATACTGAACTGGATAGACGAGTGCAGACAGAATTTCCGCATAAGTTTAACGGAGGAAGCAAACGACCCGCTCAGACGGTAGCTTCTGTATCCCGCACAACTTCTGGGCGCAGTAGTAATAAAAAGGTTAGACTCACCCCTAGCCAAGTTGCAATAGCTAAAAAATTGGGTGTGCCACTTGAAGAATACGCGAAATACGTGAAGGAGTAAGTTAAATGGCTGAAGAACAAAATGAAATGTTTGAGAATACTGTGAAGCGAACTTCTCGCGCTGAACAAACTAGGGAGAAAACGGTTAGGCGTAAACCATGGGCTCCCCCATCTATGTTAGACGCACCACCTGCGCCTGATGGTTTTAAGCATCGTTGGATCAGAGCGGAAACCCGTGGATACAATGATACAAAAAATATCAGTGCAAAAATGCGAGAGGGTTGGGAATTAGTTCGTAAGGACGAATACCCTGATTTTGAAGCCCCTGTTGTAGACTCAGGAAAATATGAAGGTGTTTTTGGCGTGGGCGGATTGCTTCTTGCTCGGATACCTGTTGAGACTGTAGCGGAAAGAACGGATTACTTTTCACAAAGAAATGCGGACCAGATGACAGCAGTGGATCAGGACATGATGAGAGAGAACGCACATTCAACTATGACAATCAGTAAACCTGATCGTCAGTCTCGCGTGACCTTTGGAGGTTCACAGAAATGAAACTTAAATTAATAGGAGGCCTAAATGGCTAATAGTCTTACTGGAGGTTATGGTCTACGTCCTATTGGAATAACAGGTAGCGGTTACAATACAACGGGTACAACCATGTATGAAATCGCTAGTAACTATACTACTGCGATTTATCAAGGTGGGATTGTTATTCCATTAGCGGGTGGAACCATAGCCATAACGGATCAAGCCGTTGCTCCCCTCGGTGTTTTTTATGGTGTGGAATTTGTTGACTCAGGAACAAAGAAAACAACTTTTAAAAACTACTGGCCGGGTAGTAACAATGTAAGCGTCGATACAAACTTTCCTGTAAAGGCATTTGTATATGACAATCCAATGCAGCTATATACTGTAGTTGCGGATGGAACAAACACTGATAGAGCGACCGCGCTCGCTGATACTTTTGCTAATTGCGACATGGCAAGTGTTAATAATGGTTCTACTAATACAGGTAGATCCACTGATATGCTTGACATCAGCACAGCCGCAACAACCGCCGGACTAGATTTACGTATCTGTGGTCTTTATGAAGATGAAGGCAACACAGATTACTCTGCCGTCGGACATCAGTACATAGTGCGATTAAACGCTCCATTTAACTCAGGTTTTGCTGCTGCCGTAGGCACCGCAGCGAACACCGGTATATAAGGAGGTTAAGTAATGTCTGCAATTAGTAGAGCCCAACTAGCAAAAGAGCTAGAACCCGGACTTAACGCCTTATTTGGTCTTGAGTACGATAGATACGAAAATGAGCACGCAGAAATCTTTGATGAAGAGACTTCAGACAGAGCGTTTGAAGAGGAAGTCATGCTTGCAGGTTTCAGTACTGCGCCAACAAAAGAGGAAGGGGGCACTGTGTCCTTTGACTCTGCGCAGGAAACTTTCACAGCACGCTATACTCACGAGACAATCGCTCTAGCTTTCGCTATTACAGAGGAAGCTATTGAAGATAATCTTTACGACAGATTAGCGTCCCGATACACAAAAGCACTGGCTAGATCCATGGCTCAGACAAAGCAGATTAAAGCTGCTTCTATTCTGAACAATGCGTTTAGTTCTACCAATGCGATTGGTGACGGAGCTGCGTTGTGTTCATCTTCTCACCCTTCATTAAACGGCAACCAGAGAAACCTTCTTTCTGTGGCTGCTGACTTAAATGAAACATCATTGGAACAGATGTTGATCGACATCGCCGGTCTAACCGACGAAAGAGGTCTAAAGATTGCTGTTAGAGGTACAAAGCTAATTATACCAAAAGAGCTTCAGTTTGTTGCTGAAAGAGTGTTGAACTCTAATCTAAGACCGGGAACATCCGACAATGACGCAAACGCCATCAATAACATGGGTATGCTACCGCAAGGCGCTGTAGTAAACCATTTCTTGACGGATACGGATGCGTTTTTCATTAAGACAGATGCACCGAATGGCTTTAAATACTTTAATCGTGCACCGATTAAGACGGCCATGGAAGGTGACTTTGACACTGGTAACATGAGATTCAAAGCTAGAGAACGTTATAGCTTTGGTGTTTCAGACTGGCGTTGTGTGTTCGGTACACCCGGCGCTTAATATTTCCTTCAAAACCTAAATAATTGAGGGCGGCTCTTGTCGCCCTCTTTTTTTTGTGTATACTTAAACTACCTTGACAGTTACATGGTGTAACTGACATTTGCCAAGACAAGGAGATAAACATGGGCAACTCAACTTTTTCAGGTCCAGTACGATCTGAGGGCGGATTTACGTCCGTAAGCAAAAGCACCACTACGGGTGCATTTACCACACAAGCCAGTATAAGCTCTGCGGGTTTTGCATCCCTTGATGCAAATACTTTGGCCACAGAGGCCGGCACCGGTATTACAGGTGGCACAGGCACTATTTACAGAAGTTCCGTAATTAGAGAGGGTGGTATTATTAAAACAAGTATTTTGATTGATCTTACAGGCCTACGATCAACAGC